TGCACAGGAAAGGTACATGCCGATCCCTGGGTCGAAAACTTCCTAAGGCGATGAAACCTCGGGGAGAATCGATCGATGTCGTTACGAATGTAACGAGTGCGACAGGCGTGGAGAGCTCTAACGAGGGATTCACTCCTTCGAAAGATTCTCTCCACAACCCAGCACGACATCCGGTCGGAAGCACTCGACAAATCAATTGTCGCGTGAGACCGACTGCGGGACGCAAGCAGCGCAACTAGCCCATTCATCCGCTGTGAACGAAAGTTCACAGAATCGGCGATGGGCGTTTGCGCCACCCGTGACGCGAGAAAATCTCGAACAGACTGCTGACACCATTGATGGCTTACGGGTTCGGAGGCAATGAGCCTCGGTCCTGTAAACGTCTTTGGTACAGCAATAAGTCGAGATGGAGGCTCATGCACGCTAAAAGCGTCAGGATCCTCACCTCGCGTTCGAGCGTAGGAGGCCCAATTTCCGAAGTTGGAAAAACCAAATTCGGCCATAGGGAATCCATGCTCGAGCTTTGCGGGCCAGTTGGGGAAGTCATACTTTGATGCTCCTCCACGCTGGTCGCTCACGGCGCCCGGTCCGTGCCTGACTCTCCACTCGGTTGGATTGAACCAACCGAGCGTACTGACAACGATGTCGGCAACCTGTTGGATGCTGGCTCGTAGCCCGTACGTTCTCGTGGAGAGAGGCCCAACAACGAGCTCTGGAAAGAGGTCGTTGCCAGGTAGCATAGAGCTATCGTGATCACACAAAGTGAGATTACGAAGGTGCTCAGTGCTAATATCGTCACCGTCCCAGTCAAGGGTTGGTGATCGACACTCCTCGTCGACTCTGAAGAACTCATTGACGTGTTCCCACGTTGCTGAGTCTGGGCAGTCTACCCGAAACTTTTTGGCGCAAAGAAAAAGCGTCCTCAAGAATCGTATTGACTGTACATCAGGGTTCGACTTCAGGTCTCCGCATTCGTCGAAAACGCGTAGGTATAATCCCTTGAATAGTCTTGGAATTATACCCCGGCGTCGGAATGGCCGTTGATACGGCAATCCCGAAACCGTGAGGCGTCCCAAAGCTAGGCACCTATCAAAGTGCTTACCTTGGTTAGGTAGGTCAACGAAAAAGAATCGTTCACCAACCACCTCGACGATAGAGAGCAAGCGCTTGAGATCACGCTCGCCGTCTTTACGGAGCGAAGGGATACTACCTGCCACATCAGACAACATGGCAGCGTATAACCCTGAAAGATACCGAACACAGCTGTTGCGTGTCATGCCAAATCTCCATTTGGCTGTGTCACTCTGCGGCTGGGGTCGGCTCTTCACCAGACCATGTCGGTCCGTTTTTCTCTAGCCTAAGAGAAGGTGGACCAAACCAGGCTGAGATCTTTAGGATTCCCAGCCCAGGAGCTTGGCAGCGATGCCGCCAGCATTGACCATGTAGAAGCTCATCGCTTCAGACACGTCAATCTGATCGGCAGAAACGCCAGTGGGGTCACACCTAATGGTGTGAGTCACCTCGCACAAGCTTCCGAGAGGAACAGTGGAGGTAGGCTTCACAAATCGCGAGAACGTCACAGTGTGACGATCAAACGGTTGTGTACCTGCCTTCACGTTGTCACGGCTATGCCGTACTTTCGCACGGTAAGTCGTGGCGCCTTCATCCAAGAAGTACTCGGATGAATAGCCATCTTGGTTAATGAGTGGAAGCACTTTAGCAGTGCCACCAGACCCATTCATGGTAATCGTAAGAGTTGCCCCCAACATGGGTATCTTTCTCCATAGCGGTTGAAACAGTCAACGCTTAACGCGTTGAATGAACAACGAGCTAAGGATCGACAGATTACTTGCCGAAATAATCGGCAAGTAGGCGGTTAGAGATGATGTGCCTACAGACCTACTTTTGGTATGTAGGAACACGCTACCATCGCCACCAGTCACGCCCGTTGGGCGTGAGGTGATGACATAACGGTCCTCCGTTTGTATGTGCAACATCACAGTACACGATGTGCACGCAGCTGGGAGGGTATTGGAGTACGAACTGGCAAACTCGCCAACGCCTCCAAACCAATCCACAAGCCAGGTCCATGGAAGAACATTCCATAAACCCTGGTAGATGCCTTCAACAGTAAGGCCTGCTGCCACTTGACGGGCTTTGCGGATCAACTCGTCATCACTAGGATTGTAGACAGTAGGTGAAGCCGGTAACCACCGAGCTGCACCCCACTTTTCTGCAAATGTGGATCTCTCCACACGTGCAACCACGCTCCCACCGGCATTTGAGGCTAAAGTTATTAGCCCCCGGTCGGAA